TGAGGATCCGCGTATTCCCAGATCTCACTGAAAAGACTCTGTCAACAGGACAGAACCCCGAAGGCCAACCCACAAGGGGGGAGCACCCAAGGTCCACCCCCACAGGGAAAGGCCACAAAGCTGCCATGGGCTCTCACCAACCAGAGGATGCTGAGCTGGCAAGACTCAAAGAGATTGTGTTACAGGTTTTATCATATGAGAGGGATCTTTATAAGCCAAGCTATATGACCAACATTGCAGGTGAGATGGCAATTGGTGCCATAAGACTTAGATCCTCCATACATGAACTAAACTGCTGCAGGGATACCGGACTTAAGTACAATGGTGAACTTAAAGAGATGAATGAGTTGCTTGATGAGTCTATCGGTCCTCATGAGACAATTAAAACAATTGTTCCTGATGGTTACTTAATTGACAAGAACAATAACATCCTTTCGATCCTAGAAGCCAGTACAAGGTCAGAACCCTCTGATCAATCCAGAAAGGTTGAATTAGATAGACTGAAATATGATGGCTTGGACAGTCTCCTGAGGCCTAATGGGTGGACATTGAATTTAATTCTGATCTCAGAAAGAAAACCTAGAATTGGCAAGGTTCCAGAGGCCCTTATGTTTAAACTTCTCTCAACATCCTTATCCATACTATCTTACACAACTGATATACATAATTGGATATCAGAAGAAGATTATTTGGAATTAAAAAAGTCACTTACAAGTTATGATTTTAGAACACTAACAGAAGAATTTAAAGGTCAGAATTTGCTGTTTGATGTTGAATCAACAGGAGATCCTTATGGAGAACTCCTTGATTGGATGTCAACCAATAGTGAAAAGATGCCATTCAGTCTGAATTGGGAAGGTCCCAAAATGACAGAACTAATAGAAGATTTTAAAAGGGAGGATAAACAATTAAGACTCTTAGAAATCATAAGACATGCTGCAACAGGAATGAATTTGAAAACAAGCCATCTCAGCATGCTGAACAAAATCAAATCACTCAATCTGTTAAACACCAGGAGAAAGCAAAACAGAGTCTATGATTATTTGGCATTAAAGTTATTTGTTGAGACAGTAGAGAGGTTGGACTATCCAAAAGGATGGTTTCCAAGTGTGAATGATAGGTTGGTCACGGTTCACTCAGTTGACTTACCAACCAGAGACTATGAGAACTCAATCAAAAAAATGATCAACTCACTCAAAATTATCCAGGATGAGGTGGGGAACAGACAGAAAATAAAGGAAATCCAAACATTCACCAGATACTTAGAGGAATCATCAAGTAGTCTTCTTGAGCCTTCAGTCTTAAGGGAAATGTATTATAATTTAGCCTCAAATGACAGCATCCCTCAACCAGTGTTGCGCTTGAAAATCATGAATGATTTTCCATGCAAGTCACAGGAAATAGTAATATCAGCTGAGGAGTCAGAAACTATTGAAAAAGCTGCACTAAATCTTATCCTCTCAAGTAAGACAAGGAGTACTCCCAGGGCAAGTCTAGAGGAAGAGTTTTTCTTTCAGTCAGTGAATGGCTGTTTTTTGCTTTATAAGTGTACTGGTGAGGGTCAGAAGGCTTTCAGCTTCCTGTGTAAGGTTGTAGATGGTGACCAAAGCAGATATGAATTCTTTTCCTTCAATATTAATCCATCAAGATTGTTTCCCCTCATTTTTAGTGCGAAACCTATAGAAATTTTGGTGGATCAACTGATAATGTTAATTAATCCTATTAAGGAAGACATCAAAAGGCTGGAAGACACAATAAGGAAACAAGAATCTGTAAACAGCTTTTTGACTTCATCTGAATACTTCGATAATCAGATTGATGACCTAAGAATAAGAGTCAAGTATCTCATCTATGGAATATTGACCACTCCAACTAAAAGATTGCAAGTTGAGTTGCAGTCTCAAAGATATTACATTATGGACACCCTGTCAATCATTCACCACAAGGATCTGAAAGACAAGGTTGTTGGCCATTGTATAACTTATGATGAACACTATTTGAGGAACTATGCTCACAGTTTGATAAATGAAATCCTCCCTTGTAAGAATATAGGTCTCTTTTTGAAAGTGACTTGGGCATTAAATATTTCATATCTATGCCATTTGATTACTAAAGAAACTCCAGACAGATTATCTGACTTGAGGGATTGTTATGAAAAGTTTTTCAAACCTAAACATAAATTCATGTCCAATCTCATTTATGACTGCAAGAGTGTTGACGAGTTAGTTGAGAGGATGGAGATAGAAGTTAATGACTTCATCTTATGTGATGAACCTTCATTTGAAATTAAACCTTTTCTATATGAACCAATTCTTGCTGACTTTCTTAAATGGATTTCTAACCAGAAATTCAATGGTCTTGATGGTGAGCAACTGTTGAATCCCAAAGATTATCTGACTTCAAACATTGATGTTTTAGATTTAACATCAAACAAGAGCACCCTTAAAAGATCTACAAAGAATACAGGTGGAGACTTAGACCAGCAATATGATATTGAAAAGCTGTTAAAAAGAGTGATTAGTGAGAGGCTGCACAAAAGAATAGTCCAGTCAAATAGAACAAGTGATGAAGCTCAGAACAAGACTGGAAACCCAAGAAAGCATGAGTTGGTTGGGAAAGCAGGTGAAGAAAGGAAGTGGAAGGCAGGAGGTGAGAGACGAAAAAAGACCAGGCTAGCCTTTGATGAGTTTCTAGGGATTGTGCAGGGAATTATTGTCGAGACAGACTCTGAAGATGAACTGACAAACTTCTTGGTGCGGGTTAATAGGTGTTTGGAAGAACTAGGGAATGAACTTGAAGACTCCAAAACAAGCCACAATGGAGACTCATCCAGTCCTGAATCCAAATTTCAACTTGTACTAACTATCATCACTGAAGAGTTGGGTCATGAAATGCGGGATCTTGTACGATCCACATGCTATAGCACTAAACTCTCTGATCTCCCAAGTGATCTACTCAAAGAGGAGAATTATGAGAAGATAGTAAGAGAGACAATGTCCAGGATGCCACTAGAGTTTCCTAAGAATGCTGACACAATTGATGTCACCAATGTATCAGCAGGTATGGTTGCCGCTAAGTTTGAGCAAGGTGAGTTTTTTTCGAGTTTTAAATTCTTGCTCCTCTGGGCTGGATTCAACAATTTTCAGGGGACTTATGACCACAGATCTGGTCCCCAAAGCTCATTTTTATCTATATCTAATAAGTATAGAGGTGAGAGCATGCTTTCCACAAGAATAACAAATTCAGAGGCACTTCAGGAGAGGCTCCTAGCTATCAAGTATGGTGCTCCCACTTTAAGGAATGTCCTTTTCTCAACACTGAATCTTGAGATGAAGAACTCAGAAGTGGGTCCAAACAACAAACCTTTACAGTTTGGGCTGGCCATTAAGGAACAGGTTGGGGGGCCAAGGGAGCTCTATGTCGGGGACTCTGACACAAAGTTGATAACAAGGATCCTTGAAGAAACTTCAAGAAACATAGGTGGTAAATTGGGTAATAGCTGCCTCAATTCAGATAAGAAATTTTCAAGTTTTATGAAAAGGATCGCAAGATCCTTTTATGAGGGTGAGATAGTCTTGAGCATGGATCATTCAAAATGGGGCCCATTCAACAGTCCTTTACAATATCACCTAATGTTTGAGGCTATGGAGGCTATCACTGATTCTGAAGGAAAGCAACTAGATTTCTCCTTTGTAAAGACAATTTTGAAATGGCACCTGTTTAAGGCTGTTGAAACTCCACAGATTCTAGCTGAAGATGTTGTCCTCTCCTCATTGGACATCAGTCTTGGAAGGAGAGAGAGACATGTTGGGAAGGAGAAGACTTTTGAAACATTTATGATTGATGCAGTTTTATCAAATAGGTCTGTCCCATCACAAATACATTCATGGTTTGATATGGGTCAAGGAATCCTACATCACACGTCAGATCTTTACGGCTCACTGGCATCAGAATACATCACAGAAAAAATTAGAGAATTGTTTGGTTTTAGATCTAGCACAATGAACACATCTGATGACATGGTATTGTTATTCCACACTAAATATAAGACTGGAGACGTCAGTCAAAAAGACACATTACTTACGGTCACAAACTTCCTATGTCTAGTTTCCAACTGTCTTAATAAACACATCTCCCCAAAATTCTGTTGTAGCCCACTTGTTGGAGAGTTCAAGTCACATTTTGAAGTTGAGGCAACAATGGTGCCCTTATTCACAAAGTTTTTTGCGGCGTCCATAAACAACTTCAGATGCAAAACCCCAATGGAACTTTATAACACATGTGATGCTATTGTCGAACAAGGAGTTTGCAATGGGATGTCTTTGAGATTAGCTGATTCTGTGAAGACAAGAATGGTGGAAATGTTAGCTTGGTTGGGTTACACAAATGACCCTTTGATGAAACCTGTTGATACAAGGCAACAAGATTGGTTAGAAGGATGCTTGTCATACAGGAAATTGAGGTCATTGGAAGCGTGGCTCATGGAGAATGGAATTGAAGAAGTCAAGCTCACTGTTTTAAAATTAGAATTATTGAAAGTGATCAGAGAATTGAGAGAGTCTATCATTGCACCGTCAGTAGCCTTCAAAAGGATGGTGGAGCTTAGCAAAGGAATGATTGGTGACATTGACCAATGGTTCCCCACTCTTCATGGAGAATTCAAACTAGTTGTTAGAAGTAAATTGAATTTAGGGACGACAATAAATGAAACATGTGAGAATTTACTTATCAAAAAATTGATCAATCATTATTCTAGATACTCGAAACAAGGCCTTGGTTTACTGATTGCTGAAGGACTTGAAAGATCTGCATTCCAAAGTTCAGTTGTCACAGGGTTTATTGGATTGAGTATAAGTCTTTCAGGTGCATGTGTTAGAAAGGGAGATGGGACATTCCTTACATTAAGAGAATCGAGAATCATAACCAAATCAGTTCCAGAAATTTTTCCTTCACTGGTCATGCAATCAGTTTGTGCGGTGGGGGACTGGGTTTGTGGGTCTGAATCAGAAATTGGGAAGCAGTTGAATAAGAGCATATACATGAGGACATCACTTGTCAACACTGCTGAGTTTAGGTTTGGATTGGATGAGCTCACTGCAGCTATAGAGATGACCATGCCTGATCTTTTTGACAAATATCTAAGAAACATTGTTCCACCTGATAAAAGACTCCTCATGAGACACTCTTGGAGGATTAGACCTGAAATGGAACTACTGATTGAATGTGCTAAGGATGGGCTGTCCATTTTTGATGGTCGGATTGACAGACAGGAGGAGGCAGTTGTGCTAGTTGATTATTATGACCCTCAAAGGTTGACTAGACGTATCATAAAACTTTCGAAAGGGAGTCATGAGAGAACAGCAAGGAAGGGGCTTCAGACAATAACAAATAGGATGATTTTGAACTCAATTTTAGAACCTAAGATTATAGACAAGACACTGGTAATGGATGCAGCAAAGCTAGCTCCATACACAGGGACTATGGAAGAACTGAAGGCTTATGGGGAGTCTGGTCTTAGGAGGTATGTCCAACAGGTCCTGCTGGGTAGGGACTCACACTACAGACAAAGGGAAGACGAGCCAGCAGATATATCAATTAATGATGTGATTGTTTATGGAAGAGGTTCACCAGAGGAACCTTTGGAGGATGGGACATGGATTAGAGGTGCAAAATTGGGAAGATTCAACTCTATAAAACTTCAGCTCAGTTTCCAGGAAATTAGTTCTGAAGTTAAGATGCAAGCGACAATGGTGACATTCGAGGGACGAGCTCATTATCAAGATTTCATTTACCTCAAAAGGTCTTTGGTAGCAGATATGGATTTTGATCAGCCAGAGTTGGCAGACAATTTAGAGTTTAGAGACATCATAATTATTGAAAATCCAAGGCCTGATGGAAAACCATGCCTTTTATTTATGGGGTGTGTTATAACGTTGGAGTCAAAGATTGTTGGATCTGCAGTGACTCAACTATCGGAATCTGAGTGGGAGGAGCTCTGGAGATTAGTGAGGACATACTTTATAACAAGACTGAAGGGGGAGGTGTCATGTCTCCCAAAGGCAAGATTTGATGCTCTATGGGGAATGGTTCAGAGGATCTTTGGACACTCAGCAGTTGAAGATGTGGTTGCAATGGGTTTCCATCATCTAGATTCATTTATCGAGTTTCTAACGTTTACGGATAGAGTATTCACAACAAAAGGCCCAAAGTTGGTTTTTCACAGACTGAAAGGAATATTGGTCGCTTACCCAGCTGGACCCTTCCTTTACAAAGGCCACAGACTCATTTGTTATGGTGATTGGTTGTCTGGGGGTTCGAAACCCGAAGAGCTTGGGGACTAGACCATGCACCGTGGGTTGCCCGGACCACCGGGGGCGGCGCCGCCGCCCCCGGTGGTCCGGGTTGTTTTGTTGGGGTTGTCTGGGTCTGGTCTGTCGGTTTTGGCTGGGCCTATGGGTCGCTTTCTCTTTCTGGTCTGGCTGCCTTCCCCTTGCTTCTTTCCTTCTTGATGAGAGCAAGTGAAGACAGAGAGCCATCAGGATTCTCACACCAGAGACATGCCTCATAGCAGACAGGACATCTCATCTCTAGGGCACATTCCATGCAGACCTTGTTCTTGCAAGGGAGAATCACGAGGCTTGCGTTCTTTCCACAGCCTTGGCAGAACATGAGTCTCTTTTTCAGAGTTATGGCCTTTAGGGTGAGCATTGTGATGCAACTCACAACTTCCAGCACAAAAATTGCAATCACCAGTATGAATGTTATTATTGAAATCACCTCTGTAGTGAGGCCTATTGAGGTTGGATCGCTCATGCCGGACAGCTTATGCTGTCGCCCTTTCAGATTTCAAGATTTTGATTGTTGGCCAAAGGATGATCACTTCAAGAACTATACTGGAAAACGCGGATCCCCAGTGT